ATGCTTACTAAAGAGCAGATAAGACAAATTGAAAATGACAAAAAACTATTTTTCTTTATCATTGAACTTTTGAAATTGAAATCAGAAGTTAGAGAAGTCGAAATGACAGCCGTTTTAAAAAACGGAAAGATGATAAAGAAAAAAAAGTTGTTAATTGAATAAAGGCAAGAACATAAAATTTGTGAGCCGACTTGTACGTAGATTAGAGATAGTCTATTTATAGGTTGGCTTTTTTATTTAGCCTCCTTCTGATTTTTATATATATGGGCTCATTGATTAACATGGAGCGGTTGGGTTGGTGGGAAATTTAAAAAAGAAAGGTGGCAAAATGAAGATAAAAAAATGGAGATAGGAGCATGAGAAATGAAGACATAAAGCTGTTAATTAAAAATGAATATGAGAACGGGACCAGCATAAGGGCATTGGCTGAAAAATACAATCAAAAGGTTGGAACTATCAAGAGTTGGATAAGTAGAGGGAAATGGATTAAAAAAAAAGAGAACAGTGCAACCATTAGAAAAAAAAGTGCAACCAAAAAACACAACCAGTCGAAAATGGTTGCAAATGATAAAGAAACACAAATGAAATTGGAAATTCTTAATAACGTTCCAAAAAAAGAAATTTTGCAAAAATTTTCAATAACTGAACGAACTTACTACAATAAATTAAAAAGCATTAGAGAAATCCAGATTGAAAAAAGTAAAAATCTTTTGACACAGATTGCAAATGAAAATTACAAAAATTTGGAAGAGCAACTGACGGAACTTGAAAAAGAAAAAAGAAAGCTAAAGGAAAAATTTTTGGAAATTGGTTTGGAAGACGATGAGATTTTAAGACAAATAAATGCACGCTTAAGAACTTTAAGAGAATTTGAAAAAGAAATTTATAAAGGCGGACAAATTATAGGAAATTATCGTCAAGCAGAACTTGAAGCAGAACTTGAAAATGAAAATATTCAGAAAGAGAAATTGGAAATTGAAAAAATGAAAAATAATTCAAGTGTGAATGAAGATAAAAAGATAGAAATTGAGTTGATTGAAGTATGAGGATAAAAACTGAAATCAATAAGCACTTTAAAGAATTTATCAAGGACAACGAGAAGAGCGTTTATTTCATGCTTGGCGGATACGGAAGTAGTAAGTCATATAACGCTGCGCTTAAATTGATAATAATGTCTGCTATGGAAAAAAGAAAGATATTAGTAGTCAGACAGGTAAAAGAGAATTTAAGAGGGAGTTGTTTTGCAGACCTGGAAAGCAGTATTGAGACATTAGGATTAAATAACTATTTTCGCAGTACAACAAGTCCTTTAAGCATTAAATGCACCATAACAGGCAGTGAATTTATTTTTAGAGGATTGGATGATGTAAGAAAGATAAAGTCAATCAAAGATATTGACACAATCTGGATAGAAGAGGCAGACGAAATTGATTTTAAATCATTTAAGGAGCTTAAAGCAAGATTACGTTCTGTTAGAAATAGAAACGTTATTATTCTTACAACTAATCCGAATGAATATGGAACGTGGACATACAAGTATTTAATGGAAATATTAAGTAAAGCAGGACTTGAGGAAAATGACTTGTATAAAAATAGGATTCTAAAGCTAAAGGAAGTAACGAAGCTGAAAAACGGCACAGAATACACCGAAAAAATATACCTACACCATTCAGTTTATACCGACAATAAGTTCCTGCCCGATAACTTTATAGCGGACTTGGAGAATGAGAAAGACCCGTTCCTAAGGGCTATAAAAACAGAGGGTAAGTTCGGAAGTTCTGGAGAAATTATTTTTAACAATATACAAATACTTGAACAAGAACGGATAGAGGAAATCATAAAGAATAAATTTAATCGATATGCAGGATTCGACTTTGGATTTAGTAAGTCATATAACGCAATAGTAAGAATGGTAATAGATGAAGAATTAAACGACTTGTATATATACGAGGAGTTTTATCAGAATCATATAACCGACCCCGAAATGTTAGAAACAGAAATTATTCAGAAAATGATAGCAGACGGAGAGGTTATATATGCCGATAGTGCAGAGCCAAAGGCGATAGGCTTCTACAACCTTAACGGGCTTAGCATTATAGGAGCAAAGAAAACGCCTGACATAAGCAAGGCAGGAATGAGGAAAGTGCAATCTTTCCGAAACATATTTATTAACCCTAATATCTGCCCGAATACATACAGGGAACTAACAACATTAAAGTGGCATTTCGACAAGAACGGATTAATTGCTAAAAATCCGAAAGTCGGTAAGCCGTTTAATATTGACCCACACAGCTTTGACGCTATAAAGTACGGCTTAAATGATTATACGCCGTACATATTAAATAAAGACTACTACAAGCGAAAGGAGGATGATAATGTTTAAATTTTTAAGAAAGAATAAAGGCTCTCCGATGACTGTAACAGAATTTATAAACAATTACGGTTGGGGATATAGGGAAGACGGAGAAAAATTTTTAAAAGAATTGTATAAAAATCCTTTTACGTCTGCTGGGATAACGAGAATTAACGAAGCCTTGAATAATCTTAAATGGAGTACATATAAAAAAGGTCGAAGCGATAATGTAACGGAAATGAAAAATACGTTCGTAAATAGGACGTTAAAAAAGCCGAGTAACATTTTGAATATAGACCAGTTAATAAATTATTTTGCCCTCTATTATATGTTGTTCGGCGAGTTGTTAGTAATGCGGATTGATTTATTCACAAAATCCGAACTCGTGTTATTCAAGAAAGGCACTTATTACATTGAATACGACAATGACAACGTATTAAACGGAATCAAGAGTATTCAAATTAATATGAAGACGTATAGAGGAGAAGAATTAAAGCAATTTTTTTACATAAAAGGAGTGAACGTTTATGACAATGTAGCTGGAGCAGGATTCGGAATAAGCAAAATGCAGTCGCTTTCACTTTTGCACGATTATTATTGTTACATAACAAAGTGGAACAACAATCTTTTAAAAAACAGTGGAAAACGGGATATTATAGCTCTCGTTAAAGCCTTTTTAAATCCACAGAAACGGAAAGAATTGAAAGACGATATTAAATCCCAATCAGGAGCAAAAGCCGCAGGGGAAGTGCTTATTTTAGACGGTCAGGATATTAGTATTGTGAACGGAGATTTTAGCCCGAGAGAGTTTGACTTTTTGCAGGCATTGGACGAGATAAGGAATATAACGGCAGCGGTTATGAATGTGCCGTCGATATTAATCGGAGATAGGACTAATAGTAAATTTAGTAACTACAAGGAAGCTAAGAAAGACCTTTACACCGAGAATATTATTCCTATAGCTCAACAAATAGCCGAACACTTAAATAATATATTTGCTGATAAGTTAGAAGCTAACGAGTATATAGACTTTGACACAAGCGATATAGAAGTTTTAAAAGAGGATAAAAACGTCAAAATGGAACGGCTGAATAATATAAGTTACTTAACGATAAATGAGAAAAGAGCAGAGCTTGAATATCCTCCAGTTGAAAACGGAGATATTGTCTTAATTGACGGCTCAAAGACACCATTAAATGAAATATTTGATGAAGTAAAGCCGGAAGAGGAGGACAGAACAGAAGATGAAGAAACTGACGAAGAAAACAGCTAAGCAGATAGCGAAAAAACAATTAAAAATGAGAAATAAGCTGATTCAACAACAGTATTCAAGAGTAAGGAAAGTTTTCCGGGAACTCGGACTTAAAGTAGAAATTTCAACAACTTTTGTAAGTGCGGCGGCTTTTAAGACTTTCGAGAAAAGACTGTATTCAGTATTTCGGGTAGGTGTAGAACAGACAATAAAGGAAACATCAGAGTTTTTGAGAACGGTAAGGGGAGTTGATAAAACATTGATTCCGACTGTGCAAAATAAAGCTTTGAAAAAATTAAGCAAGGAAGTTACGGCGAAGAAAGTAACAAATATAACGGAAACAACAAGAAAAAAGATAAACATTATCATAACTAACGGACAAGAAGCAGGGAAAAACATTAAGGATATAGCTAAGGAAATACAGAAGTCCGTAAACAATATGAGTAAAAATAGAGCAATGAGAATAGCGAGAACGGAAACAGCACAGACGAGCACGGTAACGTATCATACAGGATTGACAGAAGCAGGATTTGATAAAACTTGGTGGCACGTTGGCGGAGGTAAGCAGGATAGGGAAAGTCATTTGGCTTGTGATGGCGAAACAATTAAGGCTGATGAAGTTTTTAGTTGCGGCTTAATGCACCCTCACGACCCTAATGCAGACGCTGGAGAAGTCGTAAATTGTCATTGTGAATTAGTGTAAAGGAGGTAAGAATGGAACAATTTAAGCGAAGTGTTGAAATGTCATTAAAAAAAGACACGGAAGAAAAAGGAATAATTGAGGGGCAATTAATAACACATAGCGTTGTTGATAGCTACGGAGATTATTTTGATAGACAAGCATTGGACAAAGTAAATAAAAATAAAATTTATTTTTTGCTGCATATGCATGAATGGAGTAAAGAGCTTGGGACTTTAAAAGTTTACCAGGACGACAAGGGCAATCTCAAATTTACAGCTAAGCTTGACTTGTCTACTGATGAAAACGGAAATGCAATAAATAAGGATGCCCAGAAAGTTTATTCAATGATGAAAAATGGAGCAAATTACGAAATGTCTGTAGGAGGATATATTCGGAAAAGAGAATTTAGGAATGTGCAAACAGACAAAGGCGACATTGAAGCAAGGATAATTAAAGAAATAGAAGTTGTCGAGGGTAGTGTGGTTTTGAAAGGAGCAGTACCTGGTGCAACGGTTGAAACAGTTAAAAATAAAAATATTAATAAAAATGAGGAGGACAATATGTCAGAAAAAAACAAAGAATTTGAAAACCTAGAAAAAGGAATTGAAACAGTCAATGAAAACATTAAAAAAACAGATGAAAATGTTGAAAACTTAAAAAAATCAGTAGAGGGATTTGAAGAAAAATCAAACAAAACTAATGATGAGATTGAAAAAATGGCTCAAACATTAGATGAGTTGATGAAAAAAGGAATACAAAGTCAAGATGACAAAGATAATGAAGCAGTAGAAAAATTTAGAAAGTATCTTGTAACTGGAGATAGCACAATAGAGGGATTAAGCGTACAAAAAGCAGCAATTAATACAGGGAATGTAGCTGTATTAATACCTAATAAGTTATCAAATGAGATATTAAAAGAAACAAAAGAAAACAGCAATTTCCTTATGAATGGGAAAATCTATTCATTAAGTGGAGAGTTTTTAAAAATCCCTGTCAGAAACGCAATAACAGAAGCGAACGAAATTGTGCTCGAGGGAGCAGGAAATACAAAAGACGGTGGATTAAGTTATACGTCTATTGAATTAAGGGCAGGTTACAGACAAGTGAGATACCCTGTTACAGATGAAGCAAGAGAAGATAGTGCTTTTGACTTAGTAGGAGAAATCAAAGAAGCAATAGCCGAAGAATTTGGGCAAACTTTATCGGCTTTGACTGTAAAAGGTGTTTACAACACAACAACAGGACAATTTATAGAGGGATTTTTAACAAATACCGATGTAATAGCTAACCCTGTCATGACAGCAACGACAAACGTCGTAACTTGGGAAGATATGGTTAAGCTTGAAACTAACTTGAAAACTTCATATAGAAAAAAAGCAGTTTACTATGTGTCGCCTAAACTTTACGAAGAAATGAAGTTGTGGAAAGACGCCAACGGTATTCCGTTATGGAATACGATAAAAGACGGGGCAACTATGATGTTTAATGGTTATCCTGTGGTTGTCGAAGAATTTTTGGATGAAGTTAAAAAAGATAAGTTCCCTGCGGTATTCTGTGACTTTAAACAAGGATATGCTTATGCGATGAAAAAAGACTTTGAACAAGAATTGCATAGAGACCCTGATAAAAGAATAACGTCTTATTACACAAGAATTAGACTCGGAGGAAAAGTATTAAGACCGAAAGCATTCTCGATATTGAAAGTAAAATAGGAGTTGATAAGCAATGCTTATAACTATAGAAGATTATAAGAAAATAACAGGCAAGACCTTAGCTGACAATGAAGCGGCTAAGGTTGAAGCTTTGTTAAAAGTTGCTATAAGTTACATAGAAAACATTCTCGGCTATACGCTTGATGAGGGAGAAGTAACTGAAATATATCCGTACAGAAAGACTGTATACTTAAATTTTCGCCCTGTACAGGAAGTTAAGAAAGTTAGCTTGAATGAACATTGGCGAGAGGGGAAAAACTTTGTAGAGTTCCCAAATTTTAAAGAATGTCCGTGCTGTGATAATGACAAAGAGGTCGCAATAACATATGTAAAAGGATATAAGGAAATTCCTGATTGGCTTAAGTATGAAATATGTAGCTTGATAGATGACTTTATAAATAGCTTTGACGAAGAAATAAGCAAGTATACAAGCTATAAGATAGACGATATAGCTTATTCAATGAGGGATTTAATGAAAAGCAAAAGTGAGAAAATAAATGGTATTGCGAGGTTGATATATGGAAATTAATTTCGCACTTGACGGATTAGAGTATTTGGAAAAAGAGCTGGAATATCTTAAGACCCATGCTGTGAAAGTTGGGGTACTTGGAAAAGAGGGAGCAGGAAATATGGTACACGATATAGCATTAATAAGCGAGTATGCTATTTACAACGAGTACGGAACTATTTCAAAAAAAGGGAATAGACATATACCCCCCCGACCGTTTTTCCGTTTATCAGTAGCAACAGCAAGGGCTCAAAAGGAAATACAGGATTTTATGGCTGATGAAATAGAAAAAGTCATAAGCACAGAGATAACAGGCGAGCAATACTATAAAAACGTTGGAGAATATGTTGTTAAAAGGATTAAAAAGACAATATATTCATATGGATTTAAGCCTAATAACCCGTACACAATTAAGAAAAAGAATCAATCAAAGCCGCTTATGGATACTCACTCGCTTTACAATTCAATCTCTTATGAAATAGTGGAGGTGTAATGTGGCACATAAAACATTTATTCCGAAAAGATTTTTCAGCAAGTGTAAAATCTCAAAGAAAGTCAATAAATGGGTAAATAGCCGTAAAGTCGAAACAGAAGAAAATATTGAATTTGAGGGAGCTGTCTTTAATCTCGGCAGACAAGATGTAAGCTTTTTGACGGAACAGGGAATCAACGTAACGTTGGACAGCAAAAAAATATATTGTTATCGGGATATTGATTTGAAAGCGACTATCGAATTTGACGGAAAAGAATATACAGTAGTAACAGGCAAGGAGTATATGAAACACGATGAACTACGGATTTACTATATCGAGAGGTTGAAAAATGGATAAAGCGGAGAAACTAAGACTTAAAATAGCTGAATTTGTAGACTTTCAAGTCATTAGAGATGATTATATAGCGGAAGTTCCCCGAGAATGTGCAGTAATGCAAATAATCAGTAAAGATAAGTCGGCTTATAGCGGTAAAAGAATAATAGAAAAAACAGATGAATATATTATAGAACAGACAGCGAGGCGAGTTGAAGCATATTTACAATTTGACTGCTACGCAAAGACACAGGAGCGGTCAGAGGAAATGGCTGATATATTGCTTAATAAAATTATTTACGAGAATAGATACGACTTAATACGGGCAGGTTTCGGATTATCAAGCGATGATATGACAGTAACAGACAGAACATTTTTAGAAAATAAAACATACGTTTATAGATTCGGATTTGACATACAGATAAACTGGAGAGAATTAAGCGAAAGAAAAAGAATATTAATGAAAGACGTAAAAGTCGAAGTAAAAGAACAAAATTAGGAGGTAGAAAATGGCTAAGAAGAAAATCAGAGTAACGGTTGTAAGACCGAAAAAACCGCTTTTATTAGGCGATTTCGGGAAAGTGTTATTTATAACAAAAGAAGCCGATAAGGACTATAAGAAATATACGAGTTTAGAGGAAGTCGGAAAAGACTTTGGAAAAAACTCAAAAATGTATAAAGGGATAGAAGTATTTTTGAGTCAAGAGGATTTTGACGGAAACGTAATACAACCGTCCGAATGGTACTGCGTGAGCAAGGCAACACCAGACGCCGCATTTTTGGACACATTACCAACAGGTGATTTTTACGGTGTGGTTGTAGACTTTTTTGATGAAACATTTACATTAGCGTTAGCGAAATGGCTTACAAGAAACGTTAAATTTGGAGTTGTAGCGAACAGCTTAGGAAAAAACAATAAAGCAGGATTAAAAGAAAGTACAAGAATATACTTTATGCACGGAAAAGCGACAGGAGAAAATTTAGATATATTCGGATTACCTGCTTGGACGTTTGCACAAGGGATAAACGGACGTTGGGCAGACAGAAGAATATTAGGAGTTGAGCCGTCGACAAACGATGAAACATTACAATCTGATCTGTCGGAAGCACATATCAATTATACTTATACAACAATCGGATATAACGCAGTAACAAGCGGCTCTTGGTGTGCTGACGGAGAAAGACACGCAGACCAAACAATCAAGATAGACGCTATCGTTCATAGCATTGATAGCAATTTGAAAAAGTTATTAATCAATGAGAAAAACTTGACAATGGATGGCGGGGGAATACCGAAAGTTGAGGGCTTGCTGGATAGAGTAATGTTGGCTATGGGAAAACAGGGAGCAATCGCAAGAGATTCCAACGGTAACTATATTTACAAAATCACAGTACCGTCAATAGAAGACGATAACCCGCAAACAGGACTAACTGATGACGACTTTATAAAAAGAACATTAAGAAATGTGAGAGTTGACTTTATGATGAGTGCGGAAATAGAAGAAATCGAAGTCGAGTTAGTGTGGCACGACGGACCATTAAAATAATAAGGAGGTAGAAAATGAGTAATAAATTTTTAGAAAAGTCGATGGATTTAGACAAAGTCGATTTAGAAATAAATTATCCGGGTGTAGGGACTTACTTAATCAAAGAAGCGAAAGAGATAGTTAATTCGGCAACAGAAGATAGCCACTCAATGACAGACCCCGACATTAAAGGGGGAGTAAGAACTATAAGAACAAAAGTAACGAAAAGAGAAATAAAAGTAACAACAACAAAAGGCTCTGATGACGACATATTCCTTGCGAAATGTCTTAAAAATCCGCAAGGAACACTCGGAACTTTAACATATATAGATGACACAGGAGATAACAAGGTAACAGGAACAGGACAGGGAGTATCGATTCAGAAAGCGGCAGAAAGAAAGAATAACACTAAGGACATTGATATTGAATACACTATTCAATGTGCAAAATATGATGAAAAAATTTAGGAGGGTAGAAAATGGAAGATAACAAAGTTAAGGAAATAGAAAAAGAGGAAAAAGATGAATTTGTAACATTAGACGGAGCAGGGCGTTATAGAACGCCTTTGCAAGAAATATTTATTGATGATAAAGGAACTATAAAAGAGGTTATCTTTGAAATCGTCAAGCCACAAAATTTGGCTATGTATAACAAGGCTTACTGGGATTTTGCGGCAAATAAAAATGTTTATGAATTTGCACAAAAGATATTACCAAAGGCGATAAATAAGCCTGCGGAAGCAAGAAAAGTCGAGTTTTTTGATTTTGACCCGGAGGCATTGACAGAATTAGTAACGTTGATTATTGAAATAATGGGAAAGTATCAAGAGAACAAGAAGAGAAAATTAAACATGACATTGAGATAGCGAAAGAGCAGTACGAAGACCCATTTATCAATAGTAAATGGTGCTTCATTATTAAAAACGATATAAAAGACCCGAATATTGTACTTGATATGGATAATGTCAAGTTTTATCAATGGTTGCAAGCAATCGAAGATTTTGCGGAGGTTAAAAAATAATGGGAAAAGGCAATAAATTAGAAGTTTTGATGAGCTTCAAAGCACAGGATTCTCCGCTTAATAGAATTTCGGAGAAGTTAAAGAAAATAACGGGAATAGGCGGAAAATTAGAGCAGAAATTAAATAAATTGACGTATAAAATGAACACTAAAGGCGTTGACAAGCTTAATAACGCTATCATAAAGACGGCGGGAATAGTTAACAGAACAGGGGATTTATTCAAAAATATCAAAAGACGGATTGAACGTAGTTTCCCTGTTCGTCAATTAGCTCTCTTTAAATCGTCTGTATCTAAAGTGGTTAATACTGTAAAAGTTCAGCTCGGACCAGCTTTTAATCAAATAAAAAGCAAGGTGCTTAATAGCTTCCCAGTGCAGGCAGTCAATAAACTAAGAGAAAAACTTAAATCTCTTAAAGATAAAGCAAAAGACACAGGAAAGGGATTTAGTTTTTTAAAAGGAAAAATTGGCTCGCTAATAGGAATGGCAGCTGGTATTGTTTCGATAGGTGCGGCATTTAGCTTTGTCAATAGTTCGATAGAGGACTATAAGGCGGATATGGTAAACGCTACAAAGCTAAAATCAAATATTCAGGTAGTACAGGCATACAAAAATGACCCTGCGACTATGAATAAAGTGTTTCAAGAGTTTCAATCGGAAGCAAGCAGAATACAAGGCATAGGAGTATTTGGCGATGAAATGATTGTAGGGGCTCAAGCACAATTAAGCACATTTCAGCTAACTAACAAAGAGATTAATATGTTAATGCCTAAAATTGCCGATATAGTAGCGAATCAAAAAGGAATGAATGGAACGGCAGAGGACTTTTTCGGAACAGCTAATATGATTGGAAAAGCAATGAGTACGGGAATGTTAGCACCATTGAGAAAAGTTGGAATTGCCTTGACAGACGCAGAGATGAAGCAATTTAAGTCGTTAAACCAAACTCAAAGAGCGGCGAAATTACAAGAGATATTATCAAAAAACGTAGGAAACATTAATGAAGAACTTGCAAAAACACCGCTTGGAAAGATTAAACAGGCAGAAAATGCTTGGGGGGATATGAAAGAAAAAATCGGAGAAGCCGCAGTAAACGTAAAGGGTAAATTTGCCCCGTACATATTGCAGGCAATACCGATTGTTGAGAAGTTAGGAACTAAGATTATTGATAGCATAGGACAAGGAATTGACTATGTTATCGCAAATAGTGGAAAGATAACAGAAGCTTTCGGCACTATGTTTTCGGGAATAGACTTAAAAGGTTTATCCAGCGGAATGTTATCAGCACTCGGAGGATTTTATAACGCTATTGATTTTAGCGGAATATTCAGTGGAATCAATGAAATATTTAAGGGGATTAGGTCCGGTATTGATATGGAGCAAATTTCTAAGATATTCAGTGATATTGGAAATGCTGTAAGTGTATTTTATAAAACTTTAGACTTTAAGATGATAGGAAATGCTATAGGCACAGTATTTAGAGTAATAATAAAAATAGTTTCTACATTATCTCCATACTTAGCTCCTATAATGCAGATGATAGCTAATATAGTTAATCTGGTAATGCAAATAATACCAGGGTTAGAGCCGATTGCTCTTGTGATTATTCAAATAGCTGGGACGCTTTTATCAATGTTAATGCCTGCGGTACAGGTTATTGTAAACGGATTCGTAGCAGGATTTTCATTTATTACTATGGTACTTCACAGTGTTTCAGCAGTTGTTTCATCTATATTAATGATTATAATCGGTATAGTTTCAGTCTTTATATCGGCAGTACAACTTAGATTTTCGTTAATAGTCTCATTTGTTCAGCTTATATTGACTGGAGTTGTAGGACTATTTACAGGAAATTTTGACGCAGTACAAAATGTAGTGAAAATAGCAATAGATAAAATTAAAGGCTTCTTTGACGGTATCGTGAATAAAGCTAAAGACGTAGGAAAAGCAATAGCTGACGCTTTTAAAATTAAAATGCCTGAGTGGATGAATAAAGGTGTGGCGGCAATCGGCAATTTCGTTAAAGGAAGATATATCGGAGATAGGAGTTGGGAGGGCGGACCAGTTACAGTAGCAGAAAAAGGACCTGAATTAATTACACCACCGAATTCTAAGCCGTTTATGATACCTAACCAAATGACGTTGGATTTGCCGCAGGGAACGGAGATAGAGACGGCAGAATCTACTCGAAGAATGGTTAATAAAATGGGAAGTGCTAACGAGAAATTGTCAAACAAAGGTACGACAACAGTTAAGAAAGAAAGCGGAGAAACTAAAAAGGTTGTATTCTCTCCAGTATTTCATATTTACAACAGCGGAGAAAACAAGGAAAACATAGAAAGTCAAATAAACAGAGTATTAAACAAGTTTTTTGAGGAAAAATTAATCGGAATGGGAGGATAAAATGAAATTTGATAATTTAAAGAATTTCGGGAGTTCAGCAAGTAGTTTTGGCACAAGACTTTACGGAATAGGCTTAGCAAATAAAGATATAGTCAACAATTTCTTTTCCTCCCGTTTTGGTTTTAATCTGTTTGAAAATGACGAAGAACGTTGCAAAATAAACGGTATAGAGCTCGAATGGGTGCAGGTAACAAATGATGACAGAAGCAGCACGGTCAAAACTCACTCACTTGAAGATAAAGACAGCACTTTAATAAGCAGCAACGTATCAAATGGCAATAGAAAATACAGTATAAACGTTATTTTGACAGAGTTTGAAACTAAAAACGGACAGCAGATATATGATGAAATCGTTGAACTGTGGCAAAATAAAACACTTTGCACTATTTCGACGATTGAAACTATACAAGATATGATAATCACAAAAGTGTCAAGAAGCTACAGGAATGAATCTACGTTTGAATTTTCACTCGACTTTGAAGTGCTTGAATTTGCTTATTTGTTGCGAGAGGGAGAAGTCAAAGAAGATGAAAAAACGACACTTAATAAAGAGCAAAAAACAGGAGTAGCAGGGACTAAAGATAGTGGAATTGAAAAATTTAAAGGCTTTTTAGAAAAAGGACAGGACTATATGAATAAAGCAGATAGGCTGAAAAATCTTGATTTGGGGGTATTGAATGAGATTAGAAATTGATAAAAATAAAATCCCGTATGTCTTTACTCTCAAAAGTAAAGATAAAGTGTATTTGTTAAGAATAAAGCATTTTAAAGAGAATAATCGTATATACGTTGATGTAATGGACGAGGACGGAGAAATGTTGCTCGAAAATGAAAAACTTATATACGGTCGTCCGCTTGGTTGGTTTATCGCTAAAGATGAGAACGGAAATATAAACGATGATTTTCTTAATTGTCAAATCGTTCCGTTAAGCAATAGAGGGATAGCCGAGCCTGTTACATTACAAAGCTTTTGCGACACTGTTTTTCTTGAGTATTTCGATATTGAAATGAGTGATGAAGATGAGAAATAAATTATTTTTAGAACGTACAGAATTACTTATCGAAACGTCAGAGGGGTCATTAAATTTTATTTTCCCGAAAGATTATAAAGTCGCAGACCCAAAAATAATAAATGGTGTCGAGATAAAGTGGGATTATAAAAGCATTAGTGAAGAGCCGAACGAATTTAACATTAAAATACAGGGATTGACTGTAACAACAATAGCAAAAATACAGTTAAAAGATAAAATTAAATTGACGGCAGGATATGGAACAGATATAGGCGAAATTGCGGCAGGAATAATAAGCCGTAAGGAAGTTGATAAGGGAGTTTTGAAAATAAAATGTCGTGAAGTCCCAGCAGACTTTAAGAAGTTAGTTAGTGCAGGATATGCTCCAGGAACAACAGCAAGCTTTATAATCAAAGACTTAGCTGGGAAAATCGGATTTACTGTTAAGCAATGTGATTTGAAAACGGATAAGGTTTACAGCATAGGCGAAAGCATTCTTGGTAGCGGACTATATGAAATCGGGCAAATAGTCAAGGATTGCGACAGCAAGATGACAACTAAAAATGATTTTATTTATATATATAACAATGAGCCGCAGGATAAAGGCAAAATCAAACTAAGTTATGAGAGCGGATTGCTTGAAGAGCCTAAACCACAAAATATTGAGGAAATAAGCTATAAAGTTGAAAAGACAAATCAGGCAACAGGGAAAAGCACGAGCAATAAAAAGAAAGATGATAAAAAAAGCAAGAAAAAAAGCAAAAAAGAATCTACAAAAACAAGCTCGAAAGCAAAGGCGGAGAAGAAAGAAGAACTTAAATACGATTATGAAATTAAGTGTCTACTTATATATTTGTTAAAAAAAGGAGATTTAATCGAATTAATAAGTAATGATATTTCATCAGTGTGCCAAATCGTCGAAATTTCCGATATAAGCGATTTTATAATGACACTTAAAGTAAGAGTAGTTAATAATCAATCTGACGTGAAAAACAATAAAAATGAGCTTGAGAAACGGGATAAATCAGTAAACAGAAAAGGTAAAACACAAAAAACAAAAAGAAAAGGGAAAAAGTAATGGAAGAATTAATAAAAACAATGTTAGGGCGTATTGATACCTCTATCATTGCTAAGATAACAAAAGTAGATAATAACGGCTTTGTTGATGTTGAGCCATTGTCAGAATTTAAAGACATAATGCTTCCGCCTATTTTCCACGTTCCGATGTGTCAAATCGGGAATGGAAATATAAATATAAAGATAAATTTCAAGTCGGGAGATGTAGTCCCGATATTGATATGTAGTCGGGATATTAGCGGTTATATAACAAAAGAAACAACAGTTGTAAATACTAATAAACGGCATAATTTGACAAATGCAATCGCCTTGCCTGTGTTAATCAGTACAGATGTTAATAATGTTGCTATACCTGGAAGCATAGAAATAAACGGGGATATTATAGTAAATGGAAATCTGACTTTGAACGGAAATTTGACGGTAAACGGAGATACTGAAATAAGCGGCAAATTGAAAGTTAAATCAATAGAAACGGATAATATAGAAAGCAAGAACGGAATAACAAAAGGCGGAGTTGCTTATATACATCCGTAGGAGTTGGAAATGGATATAAAACTAATAAACAATAAAGGAGAAATACACGTATTTAACGGAGATATTGAATTTTTTAAGCCAGATGAAAAAAATTTTATGATAATACAACAAATCGTATTAATGCTACATATTCGGGAGGGAGAACTCGAATATGACATAAAATACGGTTTGAATTTTGAAAAATTGTTCGGAACTCACGGAAATGAAAATGAAGTTTTGGAGCATATACGAGATAAGATTTACAACAACTTTAAAGACCATTTAAGCAAGTGCTATGTAGAAACATACAGTTTTGAAAATAGACAGTTGAAAGTGAGAATCGGGCTTGAATTTAAAGACAAAGAAAAATACGTGTTGGAGGGAGTTGGCATAGGTTGGCAAGAACGAAAGTAAATACGGTAGATGACAATATGAACATTTTAAATAATGAACTTAAAACATTACTTAAAGACGATTATACAAATGATAGACGCTCGGCGTGGTTTATGCTTATGTACCCGATAGCAAGACTTTTAAGGGTAAAAATGGAAAGGCAACAAATGCAGATTGATAAAATGAACTTACTCAATTGCGAGGGAATAGAAATTGACGAACATTTAGCTAATAGTCCGTTTTTCTTTAAGCGAAAACAGGAAAGTAAAGCAACGGTAAATATAGAGCTTATAGGCGGATTAAATATACCACTTACAGTTGGAGATGTAGTTGTAGAAGCTAATGACGGAATAAGATACACTCTTTCGGAAAACGGAACTTTAAACAATAAAACAACTTTTAAATTTCAGTGCGATTTAGCAGGAGAACAAGGAAATAAAGAAGTTGGAAGCATTATAAAGCTAATAAAAGTCGTAAATGGAGTATACGACTTTAAACAAAAAGAAGTATCAGCAGGAGGACAAGAACAAGAAACAGACAATGACTATATCGAGCGTTGGTTTTTGAGCAGAAATGACAGTGTATGGAATTTAGACGGAATACGTGCAGAAGTCTTAAAGCAAGACGGTGTAAAGTCCGTATATGCTGATGAAAATAAGGAAATGGCAACAGACAGTAAAGGAATAGAGGGAAAATCAGTTGTAATAATTGTAGACGGCGGACGTAACGAGGATATAGCACAAGCAATATGGAGAAAGAAAGACCAAGCGATTAAGACGATTGGAGATACTTGCGTCAATGTTACAGATACAGGAGGAATAGAAAGGCAGATATGTTTTTACAGACCTCGAAAAATCGGAATAAATGTAAATATAGATTTTACTGTAGCGAATGGTGTAAATATTTTACGGGAAAATATAATAAATATCGTAAAAGAATACCTAAAATCAGTAAAAGTAGGAGATTATATAACGTCTTATAAATGCGAAAGTGAATTTATAAGAACGATATACCCTGCTGACAAGCTTTTAAACATTGATATAACGTTCAAAATTGCTAATACACAAGGCAATTTTTCAAAGTTTATAAAGCTTGGATTTAACGAGGTGGCTGAATATGTTGAATAACTACGAATATATGTTGTCAAAATGTCCGTGGTGGCTTAAAAAAAACGAGAGAATACAAGCGTTTTATAAAGCTATTGCAAGACTTTTCGATGAAGTGGACAGAATCTATAATTTGCTTGAAAAGCAACATTTAGTAGAGTTCGCGAGCGGAGAATTTTTGGACTTTCTCGGAGGAAAATTTAATGTTTATAGGAACAGTCAGACAGATGAAAGATACAGAAATAGAATTAAATTAGCAATGAGGGAATATAAGCTCGTTCCAAATCTTGAAACTATAAGCGATATAGGAAAAATGTTCACAGGATTAACTCCAATTATTGAACTCAACACTAACGGTGAGCCTGCTTTGTATGAAGTTAAATTTGTAAGTGATAATAAATACGATTTTTCACTTATCGATGAATTAAATCTCAATAAGATTGTCGGCGGAGGCGTTAAAGTAAATACTCATAAATGCTTGGATAGTTACACTGTTAATATGCGTTTTGGCAGCAGAAATTTAGGAGAATTTAAAATAAAAAATGATGTTAAAAGAAATCCTGTATGTAATTTTTCTTATGCAAAATTCGGAAGATTTGGACGCAATAGCTTAGGTCAAATTGATATAGGAGAAGAAAATATAATAAATTTAAAATAGGAGGGAAAAAATGCCAAGGTTGACAAATTTTAAAGAACAACAAGTAGAATTTCCGACACACTATACAATTGAAAATACAAACAGAGGAAATGAAAAGATAAAAAGCATAGTTCCTGCTTTTGGAACAATAAGAGAACAAGGAACACCGGAAACGTCAGAAATATATAATGGAATACAATTAGGAAATGTACATACATTGCAAGCGATCAAAAGCACAAATTTAGGAATTGATTATTACTCTTGCAATTTAGACGGATTGACAGAATTCGGATTAAAAACAGACTTAAAAATAAGACTTACAGTAAATTCGGGAAATGATAATGATAATCCGAAATTGCGATTAAATGGTATAGATTATACACTTCTAAAAGAGTTTGGCGGAATGTTGAAAGCATTAGAAAGCAAAGATTTTAAACAAAACAAAACATATGAATTGACTTATAACGGTAGTCAATTTATAGTTATTAACATTGAGGAAGTAAGCTATAAAACTTGGCTTGAAACAATCGGCGGGCAGTTTGGTGGATATGTGAGTAAAGTACAGAATAAGGAAGCTGGAAAACTATATATAAATGATGTATATGATAATAAGTTATATGTTTGTGTGACAGCACATAACTCAACATCGTTTGATATAACAAAATATAGAGATATTTCAAATGCTGGATTATCAAACAAATTAGAAAATTTGTATGAAGTTAAGCAGCAGACCGTAAATGTCAACAATGGGTATTTGAGATTTATCAAAACAGGAAAAATAGTAAGTTGTTTTATGTTTATTCATGACAACAACGGGTACAATCTTTCATTTTCGGACGATGCTGCACTTGCCACTTATCCGAGCGGTTTTGAACCCAAAAGCGAGTACACAAACACAGAATTTCCACTATCGACTGACAGTAAAAATAATTTGAATGGGGAAACTCGTATGGTATTAAGAGCAACTACGATAAATCTGTTTGGTACAGTCGGAAAAAACTTTAAACAGTTAAAAGGGACAGCTACTTATGCTACTAATTAATAATGCAGTATATTTAAGTAGTTAGTACCCAACGGCAAACCCAACAATGGGTGGGATTGATACAGCTTCGGAATTTGCGAATCATGCAGGGATAGACGTAACTAAGAAACACTATATACAGAAAAAGAGTAGTATTGAAAAACACGAACATAAATTTAACAATAAATAACAAAAAACAGGAGGTAAAAATGTCATTTGAAAACGCATTTAATATTTATTTATATGGAAAAGACGGAACGTTAATAGGAATATACATAGCTCCGTCGAAAGAAGAGTTTGAAGCTGATAAGCAAAAGTATTGTAGCGAATATGTAGAGGGAGAAAACTACATAAGCTACGAGGAAATAAAGAATCCGATCGTAGAAAATGGAAATATCCGGGAAATGAAAACAAGCGAACTTATCAGATCTGGAAAAATTACTCTGTCAGACGGACAATATTTAGACGGCGAAGAAATAAAAACTATTCCGAAGCCGAATGACTATAGTAAATGGAACAAAGATACTCACGAATGGGTAGAAGATAAGGTTGAGAAATTACAGTATTTAAAAGATACAAGATACAGTAAACAGCAAGAATATATCAAGTATAAAAAAGAGTTAGAGGAAAAAGAAGATGAAAAATCGGAATTTGAGAGCTTAGGATTTGATATTACGGAGACGGAAGAACGGATAACAGAAATAAAAGCTGAAATGGATTTACTAAAAACAGAAATAAGTAAATTATCAAAAGAAATAACAGCACTGAATAAAAAATAGAAAAACACAATATATTGATATTCTTACATAAAATAGAACAGAAAAATCAATATATTGTGAATAAGAAATAGGAGGTAAAAGGAAATGGAAGATAGATTTGAGAAGATTTTTGACTATCTGCTGAAAGTAGAGGGCGGATATTCAGATGACAAGCACGACAAAGGAGGAAAGACAACTTGGGGGATAATCGAGAGCGAAGCAAGACAACACGGGTATAAAGGAGATATGCGGAATTTCACTAAAGAAATGGCAAAAGATATTTACAAAAAAGATTATTATGATAAAAACAGACTGAATGAAGTAAAAGACGATAAAGTGGCATTATCTATATGCGATTTTATAGTAAATTCAGGGACTTGGGGAGCTAAGAAAGTTCAACAAGTGCTTAATAGATTAGGGTTTAATCTTGCTTTAGACGGAAGAATTGGAAAGATGACGTTAGAAGCTTTGAATAGCGTTGATAGTGATAAATTCTTAAAGTTTTATCACGAGAAACAGAGAGAGTTTTACAATGCTATAGTAAGTAAAAACAGCACTCAAAAGAAATTTTTGAAAGGCTGGTTGAACAGGGTAGTAAGAAAAGAAGAATATATAAAAAATAATTTTTAAGGAGATGATTAGGAATGACAGAATTAATGGTAAAAATGTATGTTATTAACAAAATAGGAGAAATGGCAAAAACTGCTATTTACAGAAGTGAGATTGTAAATGCAGGAAAAGCAGGATTTGAAAAATTTGAAGCTGCTGTGAATGGATTTTGGGATAAAGTAGAGGACTATATCGCTAAAGAAAAAGAAATTGACAGAAAGCTGATACCTGACGCGATAGAGCAGTTAGGCGAAGAAGCAATACAAAAGGCTGTTAAAGTGTTGAGAACTGAATTAGATGTAAGAAAACTAATACAGGATATTTTCAACTTAGAAAAAGCAGCAAATCCAGCATTATTATAAAGATTTTTGGAGAGATTAGAGAGGAGTTTGACTTAAATTGAAAGTAAATATCGAAACAATAACAAGTTTAATTTTCTTACTATATGGTACTTTACTTGGTTTTTTAGGAAACATAACATTTAGAGCGAATAATAACATAAATATAAAACCTTTTTGGACGAGGCTTCTAAACGGAGCTTTGTCAGAAGCATTATACGTGTTCTTGATGTTATTATTTCCTGATATTTTGAGAATTGATGTAGTAGTAATGTTTGTAATCTTTGGTATCGGCTTCTTCATAGAGCCACTATCAGGACTTACACTCAT